GGCCCTTATAGCAGGCATCAACGAGACGCTGAAGGTTCCGTTTTACGTCACTGACGTAGACGGCATCAGCCCGCTCACTGGCCTAGCAAACGCCTCGTTTACAAAGGCGCTGGTTCGAGAAGACGCGCTCTCCGCGCAGCCGCTCACGGTGTCGGAGATTGGCTCTGGGTACTACTACGCCGAGTTTACCCCGGACCAGACCGGTCTGTGGTACGCGACAGTGTTGACTCCCGCCCAGGATATGTTTGCCTGCGACGTGCTGGTTGGTGAGTATGACCTACTTGACGCGGTTGCCGTCTTGCGAAAGACGGCGATCAACCGCCTTGAGGTCAACCTCAGCACACAGGAGCTTGTGCTCTACGACGATGACGGCACCACGATCCGTCAGCGGTGGCCGCTAGAGACAGACAATGGCCCGCCCGGCGACACCGTTACAACGCAGGCTGGTGTTCAGACCAAGCGTAAGGCCCCGATCTTACCGCCATGATGTTCACTACGCTCACGGCGGGGCTGAACCAGCGCGGGACGCAGAACACTTACGGCCTAAATCCCCAGCCATTACAGGTCTTTATCGTCGCTGGGCTTGCCGAGGTAAAAGTTTTTACCTTGGCTGATGGGCAGGTTGTCCTTTTCCTGCCAGAAGGTTTTGCCTTCAGCCCGGACGTAAGCAGCTACCACCAAGACGATCCCGGCCCGGCGTCGGTGCAGACAACTGCTACCGGCCTGAACCCGCAAGCGGACCCCGCGCTGCTGCGACCGCTTGATACGCCGATGCAGGCAATGCGCGATGATGACGGGCCCGAGAACCCGCAGACACCGCGCACAGACCTAGATCCACAGGCGGACCCTACGCTACAGTTCCGTCCTGATGAGAAGCGGACCAAGTAACGGAGGACGCCGTGGCTGTCGTAACCAACCAACCGATTCAGCTTAGCTACTTCGTGCAGGACATCGCTTCGGCGCTCCTGACGTACAACCGTATTCGCTGGTATCGAAGCCGAACAGGACAGTACGGGATTTACGAGCAAGCAACCGCAGACTTACCCGCGGTTGCTTCAATAAAAGGGACTGCCGCAACGCCTCACCAGATCAACGGTAAAACGCTCACGCTGAAAGTAAACGGCGTCTCTACGGTTAACGTGACGTTTGCCGACCCGGACCCAGTTACTACGGCACAGGCGGCCGCCGCAATTTCTGCGGCTACGCCCCTTCTTACGGCAGTTGACGACGGTGGTTATCTAAAAATTTCTACGGTTACGACCGGATCTTCTGCCAGCGTAGAAGCCCTAGAAAGCGCAGCGGCGGCATTTCTTGGGCTAACCGGCGCGGCTGCTGTAGGCCAAGATCAAGACACAATCTTGGTGGGCGGCACGCACGAGTATTTCTACACTGACCAAAATAGCGACCGAGATTTTTGGTACAGAATAGAGTTTCGACACAACGTAACCTTAAAGACTACGGGTGTTGGCGTTCCGTTTCCTGCCAACCAAGCGCAGAAGATCCCCACGTCAAAAACAATCGTTGGGTACGTGCGTCTTGCAGACCTGTCTGGCTACGCAATTGAGCAGCGCCGGATTACCTTTGCAAATCCATTTTTGCCGAACACCGTAGTTGACCAGACTCGGCGTTGGGGCATCTTTCGGCACTACGCGCAAATCGAAACCGACCGCAACGGCTACGCCGAGATCCGCCTCATCCGCGGAATGTCCGTGGACATCAGCATCGACGGTACCGGATTTGTGCGACGCATCCTTGTGCCTTCGACCGGAGACGTAGTAGATCTGCTTGACCCCGCGCTTGTGGTTCAAGACGAGTTTGGTATTCAAGAGCCGCAGATTGACTTTGCGATTAGGACCACATGACGGAAAAGAACTACACGAAGCCTGAGCTTCGCAACCGCATCAAGTCCCAGGTCATGGCTTCTGGAGACGGCGGTAAGCCGGGCCAGTGGTCTGCGCGTAAGGCGCAGCTCGTGGCGCAGAAGTACGAAGCGGCTGGCGGTGGCTACAAGGGCCCGCGCACGGGCGCGCAGAAGTCGCTCGCAAAGTGGACCGATCAGAAGTGGACGACCTCAGACGGTAAGCCCGCCGAGAAGCCGGACGGCACTATGCGGCGGTACTTGCCCGAGAAGGCATGGGACAAGCTCACCCCGGGGCAGAAGGCGGCCACCAACAAAAAGAAGGTCGAGGCGTCCCGCAAAGGGCAGCAGTTTGTGGCGAACACCGACGCCGCACAGGAAGCTCGCAAAGAGGCTGGGATGAATACCATGTTTCAAAAGCTTGCCCTGCTTGCCAAGCACAAGAACCCCGAGGGCGGTCTTACCGAAGCGGGGCGTCGTCATTTTGAGCGCAGCGGCGAAAGCAAGGACCTCAAGCCCGGCGTAAAGAAGCCGGTCGATGAGATGTCGACGAAGGACATGAAGCGAAAGGGCTCGTGGGCCCGCCGCTTCTACGGGCAGAGCCCGCTGCCTCCCTTGAAGAAGCCTAACGGCGAGCCGACTCGTCTGGCCCTCACAGCAAAGGCGTGGGGCGAGCCTGTGCCCCAGAACGAGCAGCAGGCGCGCGCAATCGCTGCAAAAGGAACGCGTCTTCTTGAAATGGCTAAACGGCAAGAAGGCCAGAAGTCTGCCGCAGACGTAGGCGGGTTTAAGATCACTACCGACCTTTCGGACGTCCACAAGAAGCTTAAGCCCGGCGACATCGTTGTAACTTCGATGGGCCGTCCTCTGACCGAAGGAAGCCTTTTAGACCGAGCAAAAGACAAGGTTTTTCGGACCTTTTCTTACTCGGTCAACAAGGATCACGCTCACACGGGGATTTACGTTGGCAAGGGGCAGGTCGTTGAAATGCTCAACGACAAGCTGCACACGCGACCCCTTGCAAAGACAGTCGAAGGGCTCGACGCTCTTGTAGTCCGTCCACAGGTAGACACAAAAACCCGTCAAGAAGCAGTTCGCCGCTCAGTAGAGCTTGCGGCTAAGGGCGACAAGTTTAAGTACGAAAACTTCCCGTTCTTTGCCCAGGTTTACCTTGCAGAGAAGGCAGGGCTAAAGCCGAGCACTGAGCTAAACAAGCGGATCGACAAGAACACGGTCATGTGTTCCAACTTCATTGCGCACGCGTACAAGGACGTAAACTTCAATCCGCAAAAGATCCGGGCCGTCATTATGCCAAAAGACCTCGCAAAGTCGGACAAGACTAAGCGGGTAGTCTTGTTTCAGAACCCCGAGCGTCATGATGCACACCGACGCTTAAAGGCGGCTGCGGCCAGTAAGCACCTGTTTGCTCCGCTGGCTGACCGGGTGCTTGAAGAGGTTCGTCGAGAAGAACAGGGAGAGGTAGAGGAAAACGATCCGGTTAGCCCGTATCGGGATAGCCAGCTATCCCGGGCGCTGTACTCGGAAAAGAACCGGACTCCAAATGCTGATAAGCCTCCCCGCGCTGAGTATGCGCGGCAACCTATGTATACAAAGTCCGCCGGGTTAAACCGAGCGGCTACTGGGGCTCTTGCAGCATACCGTCGGGAAAAGTTCCAAGAAGAGCTGGCTAGGCACCTAGAGCCATCGCGCGACTATGAGGTTGAAGGGACAGAGATCGCAATTCGGCGACCAGACTCTATCATTCCTGGGTCTACTTACCTACGGCCAGCTAGGGGCCACGGTACTGCCGGAATTGCTCACCGGGTACTTCCCAAGTACGTGATGTCAAAGCCTGAGCAGTATAAGGATCTGGACCACGTTGACTTAGAGGAAGCGTTGGGCACCGTGAGTCGGTCTGAGTACGGCGTATGACGATCTGCCCGCCGCCCGGCATTTGAGTTAACATCTGGCCATGGCCCTAGAAACCGTTTTAGTATCGGTCAACGACGACCAGGTAGTACCGCAACCTGTAAATAACGTGGTCGTCCGCGTCTTTGACGCAACGGGCACTACGTTCATCACACAGGCAACAACCGGCGCCCCGCTGCCTGGCCAGGTGATGCTAACGCTCAACGGAGACGGACCCTTCCCGGTGACGTACCAGCTCCGTTTTTACGTAAACGGAGGAGCCATCCAGTCTCCTCAGTACGTTGACGTATTTTCTCCGCCTGCCCTAGCGCCAACCGCAGCCAACAACTTTGTGGTAACAGCGTCGATGTTTACGCTGCCTGCCGCGACAAATCCTAGGCTTTGTCGGGCGTCCGGCTACGTTTGGGGGCCAGACGGTCGGGTAAGGCCCGGGGTAGACATGCACTTCATCCCGTGCTTTCGCCCGCTTGTAGTAGACGGGTACGGTGTACTGGGAGAGCGCGTATCGGTGAGGTCCGACAGTGCAGGGTACGCTTCGGTAGACCTATTCCGTAGCGGAATCTACCAAGTGACGATCGAAAGTCATGAAAACGTGCCGAGGATCGTGTACGTTCCAGACCGAAGCAGCGTCAACTTGTTTAATCTGCTGTTTCCGATCATTGTAAACGTCACGTACGCTCCGGCTACGCCGTGGATCGTCACTGCGGGTAGTCAGCTATCCGTAACTCCTACGGTATCGTCTAACGACTACCGCACCCTCACAGGAACCGCTGATGCAGACCTTACTTGGTCTACCGACGATCCCAATATCGCGAGTGTTACCGTCCAAGCCTCCCAGCTTGTCATCACCGGCAACATTCCGGGCTCCACCACGCTTAGAGCTGCGCGAAGCGACTCCTCCATCGTTTACATCCCAGACCCGGGAATTACTGGAGGAGCCATCCCCATCACCGTTGTCTGACATTCGATTAGACGACGACTACGTAGATGGGCTCCGCGGTGGCACCTCTCCGGTACACCGCCTACTTGTGGCTATCGTGCGCCGAGCAGTTTGGGACTTTGTTCTGTATGAGAACGCAGATCAAAAGAAAAACCCAAATGAGTATGAGCTTTACGTAGACGCGGTTGACTGGTTGTTTTGGGACGGCGAGGAAGAGTGCGACGGGGAGGGGCGGCTAACGTTTAGGCACATCTGCTCTACGCTAGAACTCGACCCTCGGCAGATCCGGCAGATTGCGCTCACAATGTCTCGAAGTGATATCCAGCGGCTAAACAACAACATCAAGGAGTAGCCGTGTCTGGATTTACGGAAGCGGAAATTGCGGAAGCCGTAGACCGGTACCTGACTACACAGGTAACGGTCGCCGTAACGAAGACCGGAGCCCGCGACGTTAAAAGCGCCCGTAGCTTGGTCTACGATCTGATTACCGCGACGCTGTTGTTGCGACCAGACTCCTTCTTTTACGTAGTTTGGCTAGCTTCAAACAAGCTTCAGTCACTATTAGACGAGCAGATCGCTGCGTTAAACGAGATCAACCAGCTAGGTCCTTTGCTTACCCGACCAGCAAAGAGCATCAAGTCTACTACTGAGTTAGTTGCGGCTAAGGCTGCGATTTTGGAGGTAAACGCTGGCCTAAACGCTCGTCAACAAGGGGTTCGAGGTAGCATCGGGCCGGCCGTTGCTAGGTTTCGGCGAAGCATCAACAAGTTTGTGACCGACGAGTTAAACAAAAACGTACTTGTCGGAGGTGTTGTCACTGAAACAGGCGATGAGCTTAGGGCCAAGCTGACTACGCTGTGGAGCGACGCGGTTGCTAGGCATGCTGAGATCGCCGGGCTGGCGGAGAACGTAGCCGGTGCGTTGTCTCAGCTGAATCGGACAGCGTTACCGCAATCGTCCATTCAGTCGATTGTAAAAAAGATACAAGATCGGCTCGACATTGTTCAGCAAACTCTAGAGGGCCCAAACGCAATCCAGCAAAGTCGCGAGGCAATGCTGGATCTGTTGACCATGAAGACGATGCTAACCAAGGCGTCGTCTTTCCGCAATCCGCAGCTTCTTCTGATGCCGCTGACCGGGGACACCTCTCAAGTAGCCCTTCTTGACGGGACGGGGATAGAAGCAAGCGTTGAATCGCAAACTTCTGGTCCGTACAACTACGGACCATCAACGCCGTTAGCTCTTTCAGTTAACGGCGCTCCGTATGTATTTACGCTGCCCCAGCACTCGCGAGCAGAAGTTCGAAGCCGCGTCCTAAACCCGTGGGTGCCAAACGCAGGCGGAGAGACGCCGGCGGTTCGGTATGACCTAGGTGCAGGTATCGTAGCCTCTCCGGCCCTTGGAGTTTACGTAGGCCCCCCAGCAGTTGATGGCCCTGCGCTAGCGGCAACCCTTGCGGCTTCGTTTGCTCCTGCCGTCTTAGTTACCTGGGACTCAGCCGCAGGCCAGCTGGTGTTTCAGTCGTCAAACCCCGGGGACGAGTCTAGCCTTCAGTTCTTAGTAGATACGCCTAGCAGACTGGCCTTTGTGGTCTGGGCTTTTTCTGGAGTTCCATACGAGGCTCGCGGGATTCCCCAGCAGTCTTCTTCGATCGCGTCTGCGCTTGCCGCAGTTTCACCGCTTCTTGACTTCTCTACAGAGTCTAAGACATTCGCGGTGTTTTCCGGGGTACGAACAAGCGTTCCTGGCGAAGAGGCTACACTTTGGAACCGGGTTGACTCGGGCGCCAACCTTGTCTCTGACAACACTGCTGTCGTATCAAGCCCCACAAAGAACTTTCAGGCGCTTGGTATACGCGCAGGCATGGGCCTTACAATTACGGCGCCGTTGGCGTCAGCGGGTGACTACTCGATTGTTAGTGTGTCCGGGTCAACGCTAACACTGTCCTCGCCCGTACCGGCAACCCTTGTAGGCACTTACTACGTAGGCCCTGATTACCGGTCAGTTCCGGACGGAACAAGAGTACAAGCCTCTAGCGGCGCACAGCGGGACAATACAGGGTTCTACCGGGTTGCTGTTGGTGGCGGGCAGGTGGCCCGCATAGTGGTTGACCGAAACGTTCCGTTTGCGGATCAATCCATCAGCACATCCGTGTTTTCTCAGTTTTTGAAGATTGCTGCGCGTGGAACAACTACCGCGTCAGGTCTAGGCGCTCTTGTTCCCTCGCTAGGTTCTGTGGCCCTGGGCATCCCTGTTTCTGCGTCAGAAACTCCTGCCAGCCTGTTCACGATTGAGCTTGTAGGGTCTGGTGACTTTCTGCTCCGCGGGGTTCGGGTTGGAGACACTGTCAGCCTTACAAGTCCTTCAACAAGCTACACCAGGTCTGTAGCGTCGCTCACAACGTCTAGGATCGTTTTAGACGTTCCTGTGCCCTACGAGCCGGGAACGTGGAAGTACTCGATCAGCAGCTACCGCGTAGCTCAATACAACACCGTGGCTGGATCCGCAGGAACCTTTGCTCTAACTGAGTACGTAACAAACTTTGACAAGCTGGATCAGCTAGTGTCCAGGCTAATCCGAGGTGCCCAGTACTCTTCCCAGATTAGCGGGGCCCTATCTACGTACCAAACAGACCTTTCAGCACTTCGATCCGCCGTGGCGGCATACTCAGTTCCTAAGGAGCGCGGGATCGACAATGCTGTCAAAACGATGCGCGAGCAAGGGTTTGATCGGGCGGTAGACTTATTTTTGGGGCTGGAAGTCCAGACGTTCTTTTCTATGGAGGCAGACGGGGTCTCTTACGCTACATGGCTGATGAACCGGTCTGCCCTTGTAGCTAGGAACGTGGCGCCGGTTTCAAAGTACGCCAGGTCGCTCCTTGTGCGCCAAGAGTGGCGGTTGTTGTCCTTTCAAACCCATCAGGTGGACCCGTTAAGTACCGGTGACAGCAGCCGGTAGCTTCATGGTACAGTCCTCCCGTGGCGGAAGAGCGTACAGAATCCGAAGTCTCTAGGGACCAAATTCGGACGTTTCGTCGGGTCGTCTCGGCGGCAGTCGCGGAGATCCGCAGCCAGTCGATTCGGGATTCCTACGCCTCATTGAGCTTAGAAGAGCTTATTGACCAGCACATTGAGCTACTAGATGGCACAAGCGATCCTCTTAGGAAGAGCAGGAAGTCTAGGGTGCAGAAGGTCTACGACGACCTTGTCAACAGCCTAGAAGCAATCAAAAATACGCCCCCCGAACGCTTCCGCCGTCGTGACCCCGAATCTGACGCCAACACGCCAGAAAACCCGGACGCGGAGCCTGACCCGACTACCGGAGCCGTCTGATGTTTGGCATTCAGCTTGTTCGGCTGCTCGACGTACTGAATGTAAACACCGTCCGGTCAGCCGTTGGCGTAAGTCCAAGGTCGTTGATCATCACGGGCAAAGACTTTCGAAACGTAGAAGTTGTGCTCATCAACGGAGCACCTTCTCCTGACTTTGTAGCCTATTCTCAGACCGAGCTTATCGCGCAGGTTCCAGACCAGTACGTAGACAGCTTCATTACGTCCGTGTCCGTCTTATCGTCTGGTCTTACGCTAACCGACAGGAGCTTGGTCCAGTTTACCTTTGGGACTCGACCTAAGAAAGTAGCTGGAGTAGTTCGTCTAATTCAGACGTTTCTTCGCCTTTTGCTTAGGACCCCTGGGAGCAACATCTTCCACAAACGATCCGGCGGCGGCCTCATTCGCCGGGTAGGGTCTAACATTAGTGAAGGTGCATCTGCTGATATTGTGATCGCTGTAAACAGTACGCAGCAGTATCTCATTGGCGTGCAAACCGCCGAGCGTAATATTCCTCCCGCCGAGCGCCTGCTATCGGCTACCGTAGCCAAGGTGAGCGCAAGCCGTAAGGACACCGCGGTATCCGTAACGATTGTTCTTACCAACCATTCGGGTCAAAGCGCTGCGGCGACCCTGACCGTGTAATAGGATAGGCCGTCATGTCGCTTTCCGAGACCAGGCAGTTCCTAGAAGACCTCGTACGTCGGTATGATCCGGATACGGACGTAACGGAGGGATCTCGGGCTCAGACGGACCTGATTGAGCCCATTCTAGAGCGCGTAGGTATTGATCCGTTTGATGAGGATCTTGATACGTTCGTTCGAGAGCGTATCCGCCAGATGTTTCCAACGCTGGCAATCACCGAGGCAGACGATCTTACCGACACGGTCATCGACCCGCTTCGGGTGCTGCTTGAGCCAATCGTACGCGAAGTTAAGCTAGTAAAACTCCGCGCAAGCCTAAGAAACATCGAGAGCCTTAGCGATGACGAAGTCGATTCGCTTTTAGGCAACTTCTTCGAGAGTCGACGGGCGGGCGGGTTTGCGATTGGGGTGGTGCGCGCCTACTTTGCTACCCCGCAGACGGTAAGCGTAACATCTACGTCTCCGGCCACTACACGGGATGGCCGCAGGTTCTTCTCTACCCGCCCGCAGTCCATCACTGCGGATCAGATGCAACTCAACCAAGAGGGCACTGAGTACTACTTTGATATCAACTTTACTGCGGAAAACCGTGGGGATGAGTACAACGTAGAGCCCGGTGAGATTGTATCTATTGCAAATCTTCCCACGGCAACCCGCGTAAAGAACCTTCGTCGATTTCGGGGAGGCTCGGCTAGGGAAGGAAACACGGACTTTGCCGCGCGTGTGCAGCGGGCAATCAGCGATAAGACTCTGACCGTTGAGCGCGGCATCAGCGCCACGCTGTTTGAGAACTTCCCTGCGCTACGACGGCTGTTTGTAGTTGGGTTCCGTGATCCAGAGATGGATCGCGACGTAGTCACCGGAGGTGGGTTAGGCCCTATCCCAGACGACGATCCCCTAGGAAGCTACTTTGGATCAGCGTCCGTTGTGGATGACCTAGACAGCGACCTTACGTCTCCGATTATCAGTGCTGCATCAGGGAACTTTGTTACGCGCCTTGGACCAGCCGGGTCTTCTCCGCAAGGCTGGTTCATCACACTAGTGTACGACGACGGGACGCTTCGCTGTGTAGACGCCCGCGTTGTCCAGGTGATCTCGAACACACAGATTCGCACAGACCAAGAGATTCCGCTAAGCGGCGTTACGTTTTACGCGTGGATGCTGCGTGAGCGAAAGATTGAAGTCTCTAACATTCCCGGTGGTATCACACTTCCAGATAACGCTGACGGCGAGCTAGAGATCAAAAAGGACGAAGTCCACATTGGTGGAAAGACGGACGTTTACGTTGCTGGAGAAGTCGAAGACGGAACTGCAAAGATTGACGTCCTAAGTGACGAGGGCCCGGTTGTTCGAGGGTTCTTGGCCTCTACGGCAGGCACCGACGTCGTTACTGTTGCAGACGCTAATCCAGTTCTTCCCATCGCACCGGGCATGAGCCTTGTGCTAGAAGAGGGAGTAGACGCGGGCAGCTACCTTATCATTTTGGTTTCTGGGGTTGCACCAACGTTTTCTCTAACGCTAGACACCGCGATGACTGGTACGCAGTCTAACTTGGCGTACCGAATCGTAGACGAGATCGACGTAGAACTTACCGACCCCAAAGTTCTAAAAGTCGATGGCCCCGATCTTCTTACGGCTGCCGGTAGTGATACGGTTACTACCAGCTCTGCAACCAACTTTGTAGACGCAACCGTAGCCATCGGAGACACCCTTGAGGTGTTTGATGAAGTTGGCGGCGGAGAGTTTACGGTTACAGAGGTTGGAGTAGTATCCCTTAAGGTAACTCCGGTGTTGCCGCGCACTATCGTGAACGCGGCTTACCGTGTCTTCCGCCGGTATCAAGCCATCAACCCGCCGGTAGTCCGCGTCAGCGGCTTAGAGCTGCTAGACAGCGCAGGAGCGCCTACGGGAACCGCAATTCCTTACCGCGATCCTGTACTAGTAGTCAGCAACGCGTTCCAAAACGAGGGCGGCGGAGTAGCTTTTGAGGGGCTGGTCTACGCCGGCTTGGTGTCCACTACCGGGGTTACTAGCGGAAGCGCCATTCCCGGTGTTGGCGCAACGACGCTTAACGTCGAGGTTCGTGACGCGGCTAGAGCCTGGGAGCCGGTTATCACAACAGCCTCGGTTACATTTACTGCCGGACCTTTGACCGCAGCTCAAGTTGCTTCACAGATCACGACTAACCTCACGTTTGTAGCTGCAAACGTCCGGGCCGTAGCCCTTTCTTACGGCGGCCGGGACTACGTAGGAGTTGTTGCTGATCGCCTCATTACTACGACTGCCGGTACAGCGCTGGCCCCGCTAGGTATTGCAGTAGGGGAAACAAACGCCCAGATTCGGGGGTTTGATCCTACAAACAAGCTGACGATGAACAACGTTCGTCGGACAGACCTTCTTGAGTTTACTAGTGGAAATAACGCCGGAACACGTGGCCGAGTAATTACAGACCCGTCTCTCCCATCAGACATTGCCAAGGTTGGGCAGGGCCCGCTAGGACCAGACGGGACTTCGGCGCTTTACGACAACTTGGTGCTTCGCCCTGACGTTGGCGCCTCAGCCCGAGTAGGACGCCCCTCGGTAGGCTCGTCCCGTGTGTTCTTCTTGGCGCCTACGTCTGCCGAGTTCTACTACTCTGACACTCTGTTTTCAGCGTCTCTTCCCTCTGGAGAGGCGTCCTACCGGCCAGATCCGGAGAACCAGAGGATTCTCATCCCAGCGCCTCCGCGCACTACGCTGCCGGATGCCGGGGTGACCGCGTCCGTTGGACAAACGCTAACAGACTCTAGTCAGAACTTTCTGCTGCTGAGGGTTCAAGCTGGGGACGTTTTAGAAGTTCTTTACCGTCCAATTGTTGGTACAAGCCCGCTGCCAACTCCAGCCTCTATCGCTTTTACCGCTCTAAACAATGAGCTTAAACTGCGACTAGACAACGACCCCTACATCACTGTGTCTTTCCCAACGCCGCTAGCGCGGCAGGACGCGGTCGACTATATCAACGAGCGCGTAGGGACTGACATCGCATCTTTGAGCAGCGCAGGAAACCTAGTCCTCAAGGGCCCAAGGCGCATAGAGATTGATCCCACAAGCAGCTGTATTACGGACCCATCTAACCCGCTTTACCTAGCGGGGGCGTTTACGGACACGGATCACCCTGACGCGGGCGAGTACATCGTTCGCAGCGTAGTTTCCCCAACGGTTCTACAGCTGTCAGGCTCGCCGGGTAATGTGCTATCGACAGCGTCGGTGTCTGACACCCACTACCGTGTAAAACGGTATGTGCAGCGCATCTCGTCAACGGAGATGAACAATAACCTCGACGCCTCGGGCCTCTACTACGCCGAAATCCAGATGGTATCTACGGCTCCGGGTGATGTAAACAACATTGGGTCCGGGGTTCAAATGGCCATCAGCGGCCATTACGCAGACGGTTACCGTCTGATGACGGAGAACCTGTCTACCGCGTACAGTCGCGCGGAGATCCTTAGGGCACAAATCAGCCCGTCCATCATCCTAGTGGGAAGCCCGGATAGCCCAGAAGAGTACGTTCAGCTTTCCCAGCAGAGCGTTCAGGTTTCTTACGAAAGAAGCCAGATCGCAGATGATATTCAAAGCTTCTGCGACTCCGACTACCAACGGGTCGTTGTAGAGGAGATCCTAGTAAAGCACCTCCTGCCACATTACGTGTCTCTAAACTGGGCCTACGTAGCGGGAGCGTCTGAAGCAGAGACGGTGCGGGCGCTGAACGATCTTCTGGACACAGTTGAGCCCGGCGAGCAGCTTGAGGTGTCAGATCTCGTAAACGTCCTAAGAAGGCGCGGCGCCCAGTCTGTGTACACTCCGGACTCTAACAGCTCTACCGGAAGAACCGCCCCGCTGTTTCTCGTCGTTTATCACGCCAAGGACCGCACAATCCGAGGCCTTGTTGTCCGAGACTTCGTAGACAGCGTGCGGACGCAGCGGTTCATTCCAGACAGTATTACAGTTCGTCGCGTATCAACCGGGGGTATCCGATGATCTCCAGCCGAGCACTAAGCTCGTTTTCTGACGAGATGTCCAAGGAGTCTGTCCTTGGAACGCTAGCCTCACAGCTGCTTCGAAAGGCAATGACCCCTGGGGTTCTGCGACTTGATCCCGACAACGCGCGGCGCGCTGAGTTGCGTAAGGCGCTGCTTAAGGGAGAAGCCGTAGAGGTTCGATACCAGCATGAAGGTAGCGGAGAAGGCCCTTACTACAGTAACACCGGGGGCAAGCCCTACGTGTCGGTTCGATCCTTGGAGGACCCTGGGATCCTAGCCCATGAGCTAGGCCACGCGGAGATTGACCGCAGTGGGTTTGGTAAGTTGCTGCAAAGTTCGGGTCTTCGGGGCGTTGCTACCGTCGGAGCGGTAGGCGGGACGGTCTTAGGAATGATGGGATCATCACCGTCTCACAGAACCATCGGGGCCGTAATTGCCCTGGCCTCTACTACGCCAATCTTGGGCGCTGAGGGGTGGGCTTCCGCAAAGGCAATTAACAAACTTAGGGCGGCCGGGGCTACTGAGAGCGAGGTCTCTGCGGCTAAGAGCCGGCTGCTAAAAGCGTTTGGCACTTACGCAACCGTTCCCGCTGGGATTCTCGGTGACATCGCAACCGCATCTATGCTGGGTCACGCGGCCTGATAATGGGCACCGGATCGGTAACCTTTGACGGGTCCCCGGTGTTTAAGATGAGGTTAGACACCGGGTCCCACTCTAGCCCGCACTCCGTGCACCTTGCGTGCAAGCGCGGAAGGGGATCGTTTGGAGAGAACGCGTGCTGGCTGTTTAGAAACGGGTGCATCGCGTTTTTGCACCTGGGGCATGGACGAGACTTAATCATTCCCGCCCGGCTTTCAGCCAGCGGCGTCAACTCATCTTGGATGCCCTCGATCAGTTTCCTTGCCAAACCAACCGGTAGTGGTCTAAACACGGCCATCCGCGTATCCTAGCACCGGCTTATGGCTATTCCTACCACAGCTACGTGGAACATCGCGGATTTCGACGCGCTTACGCTCGGCGGGTTGCTGTCGTTGGGTCCTGCCGACCTGACAATCCTCCCCAGTGTACTTCCGCATTTCACGTATAACGCCGACTACTCGGTGCTGACGGTAGACTCCCGGAACGGGACTGAGGCTTCTCTAGATTTTAACGTCGGCATTCCGGCTAGGTTTACGGTAGAGGTTACCGCGCGGTTCCCTTTCATGCCCAACAACGTGGGCGACCTAACCGCTCGGCGGGTAGGGCTAACGTTAGCTGACGATGCTGGCAGGGGTATCTCGGTCTACTTCTCAACCAGCGGCGTAGCCGTAAGCCGCGTAGATGATTTTGGAAGCGTATCTGCGCTCCCGGACACCACGGATACCACAGAGGAGATCAAGACAGAGTTCCGCACAATTCGGGTTGCCGTAGATAGCGGCCTTGGTCGTGCGTACGTCTTTATCTCAAACTCTGAGACTGCTGGGCTGGCTCTTCAGTACATCGTTCCAGTTGAGCCGTCTACCGTTGGCGATACCTTTCGAGTTTTTTGTAAAGGCCTAGCCACGCAGCCGAGCACGGTAGAGATCAAGGCGTTAAGGGTGGCCGGGGACTTAGTGATCCCCAACTTTCCGCCTATTGCCAACGCTGGGCCAGACCGTGTGTCTCCTGTTGGCCAGGCAGTCCGGTTTGATGGCCGCGCTAGTTACGACGTAGAGGGCGCCCCGCTTTCTTACCAGTGGCGTGTCATTGACGCTCCGTTTGGGAGCGCATACGCGCATGAGAACAGCTCGGGATCTTCAACCGATGATGGTGACGCCGACGGGTTCACCACGGTACTGTCGTTTACCCCCACGTCGCTACCTAGCTGGGTAGCCCCCGGGGACGTGCTTCGAATTGCAGACTTCGTCCACGTTATTGACACAGTAAATAACGGGCTCGGCACTCTTACGGTAACTACAGACACGATTCCGGATAATCTGTCAGACACACCGTTTCGGATCATTCGACAGTCCGTTATCGTGGGGGCGCAGACAGAAACACCCTACTTAGTTGGAGACGTTCAGGGCATCTTCCGTGCACGTCTCACCGTGAACGACGGCGAGGTTTCTTCTGAGGAAGCCGAAGTACTAGCAAACTACGTAGGGGCCCGCGCACCATTCGGAGTAGAACCAGACGTTAGGCCTATCTGGAAGGCGCTAGGCGACGAGTGGCAGTACATTGAGGGGCGAGAAGTTTTTGAGGAAGCCTGGCGCGGCACTGCGCAGCTTATTGCTGGGCGTTTGTTAGAGACGTGGCAGTACCACTACAACTACAGCATTAAAGACGCTCAACGCGTCTTTCAAAAGAAGTGGCTGCCCTACCGGACGCTAGTTACGGAAACAGCGCCGGAAGACGTAAGCATCCGTGTGAGGCACGGGGCCCTTCTTGCCTCGCACGCGTTTGAGGTAGCAAACCCCGCGGCGGCTGGGCTTACCCTAGTGGTCGAGTATTACACAGGACAGTCTCCGACCGAGATCGCCTCGGTTACTGTGACCTTTACCGGGAATACTCAGCCTCAAATTTTGGCAGATCTAAACGCTGCTCTATCGGGGCTGGGCATTACTGCCTACTCGTTTGCCATTAGGCAGGACAACCCAAACTACCGCTTTGACGATACTGGTGGATCTGGCGCTGGGACTACGTTTACGTTCACACCGGCGTCCCTACCATCTTGGGTTTCCGCTGGGGACACGCTGATTATCAGCGCTACTCGGTACCGTATCGTATCCGTCAACAATCCTGGCGGCAGCATGACGGTGTCGCCCAGCATCATCACTCCGTATTCTGGTCAGTTTAGGATCTGGAGACACCCTCGGGTTGGTCTTAAGGGCAAGCGCGCGTTTAGGATCTCTGCAACCTCAACGGCCTCCCTTGGGTTTGAAACCGACGTATTCAACTACCTAGCTGGGGCTAACGGATCTCGAATCACCGACAGAACCTATTTTGTGGGTGACGGGGTAGACCTGCTGGAGTTTGACGTCGCGAGAAACGATCTGCTCGTTATCAACAACGGCCAAAGCCTACGGGTAGACCGAGTTACCAGTTACGGGCTTGACCCTCTTCCAAACCAGCGCGTACTTCTTTTTGAGGATCTGCCGCTAGACGCCTCAGAGAGCTGGACGATCCCGTCTACGATTACTAGCAACGAAGTAGACTACGAGCTTGCGGGTACATACCCGGGCGATCTTGTAAAGTCAGAGATTTACGACACGGATGACGATTCAGTCACAAACGTATCTAGCCGGGTAGTTGCTCAGAAGTCTAAGCGTCTAGCTGTTAACCTCGACGGTGCTTTCCCCGCGTTTATGAACGCAACGCGGTACGAGCTTCGTGTTCTTGGCGTAAAGCGCCGCAAAGCTATCCCAATTGACGAGAATGTCGTTCACATCCCGCAGCTACAGGATGTGATCCCGGTAGCCAAGTCCCCTGCGGTATGGCGGGAGAACATCGACTACATCATTGAGCCGTTCTACCGAGATGTAGGCGCGGCTGCTGTGCCTATGCTCCAGTTTCGGGATTCCGTGTTTATCGACACGGATTCCGAGCCTCCAGACATTCTTTGGGCCGAGTTGACCCTGTTGAGCAACGAGCCAAACGTAGAAAACCTATTTGGCCGGCTTGTAGGCTTCTTAAAAGACGACGCCTCTCTTCTTCCAGCCGACTTTAACTACACGGCTGGAGTCGCGGGTCTTCTGTACTCTCAGCAACGTGGACCAAGCGTAGCCGCTGTAGAAGTGGGCGCGCAGATCCTTTTTGGTCAACCGTTTGCTGAAGTAGCGGGTGTTGTTGAGGAGCTTCGTACGGACTACAGCCCTACGCAGGGCCGCATCCTAATCCGCGACCAAGACGGCAACACACCGACTCAGTCGGAGATTGTTCGTAGCTACTTCTACAAAAAAGATCCGCTTGATCTAAGCGCAACTAGCGGCCTGGACGTTAACCCAAAAACGGGGCTTCCATGGGCCGAGGGAGACAGCATCTCTCAGTTTGCTTCGATCGGGGCTGGGATCGATATTGTAGACCTCTACAACACCCCTAACTGGTACGTCCCTTACGTAAAGGGCGGGCTGATTACGGAGCTAGAGAAGTTCCATTACTTCTTGGTCACGTTCAACCTAGACCTAGTAAGCCTTTCAAACCTCGTCTTACTTCAGCAGTTCATACTAAACGTAAAGCCAACGTACTCCCATCCCTTGTTAGTGGGTCTCCGCAACCACCAAGAGGACATTGATCCGGTAGATGATCTAAGCCTCTACCTGTATATGCACCTCTATGACTCGACGTGCGGCATGGGTATGGCGTTCATGTACGACGACTACCGCGGGGACGGAACAATCTGGTCAACGTTTGATACCAGCCCAACGTTCTACGACGGGCTAATAGACTGCCCCACGGACATCGTAGAGCTATGCATGTCGACTACGACGGTCGACACTGCCGCGGTACTTCAGGGAGGCGTTGACCTTACTACCGCGTCTTACCCGGCAGACTTCTTGGGGAACACCCTAGATGTAACTGTTGACGGGGTTGTTTACTCTATCTTGTTTGGCGCAGTTGCGGACCCCACGGCGGTAGTAACTACGATCAACGCAGCTGTAGGTTTTCCGCTAGCCAGCCTCAGCGCAAACAATGAGCTGGTACTAACCTCGGCGCTTATTGGGACCCAAAGTTTTCTGGGTGCCCTTGATGGAACATCGGTGGGCGGGGCCACGCTGACGTTCACCCCCGGGTCTCTTCCGGTGTGGGTTTCTTCGGGAGACCTTGTTCATTTCCAAGGTTTTGTCGGGCACATCGTTGCTGTCAACAACGGCCTAGGGACCATGACGGTCACCTCGCCACTGCTTCCCGCAGCGGTAAGCCAAGACTTTAGGGTCTGGGAACCCCTAGGCTCCGTAATTGTGAACCCAGCAACTACCCCGTCGCTCTTTACTACGCTTGGGATCTACTCGGGCCAAGCCGCGTACAGCAATGCGGTCTCCATCGATAGCCTGTGGCTGCTGGATACTACGGTCACAGATATTTCGGGCGTAGTAGGATCACTAGGCTCAACTTTTACTTCAGTGTATGATATGAGCCTTCCGGCAGGCACGTACCGGGTATGTTTCTACGCGAAGGACGGCCGCATCGTTCTGCCTCCTCCGCCACCACCCCCGTGAGAAGCGCATGAAGTTTATCGAAGACGTAGAGGTTCGATTTAACCTAGAGATCGACCTTATGGAGCGCGGTAAGCGTAAGCGACACCACCGCTCGCATAACATCGTAGTAAACACGGGTCGTCAGTTTCTGGCGGAGGTCATCACGCCAAAGGTGCTGGGTCCGGGTGCGTTTATCGAGCGGACGCAAGACACCGTAGTTCGGTACGTTGGGTTTGGTCTTGGAGGAACTAGGCAGATTTCTCCCAACGCCTTCCTAGCTCCGTACGCTAACCTGTACCCGGGCGGGTACGAGTACGCTGGCGCGCCCCACCAAGCTCAGACAGATACTGACGTCACGGTAGCTCGATTAGAGCGTCCGGCAGCCGTAGTTGATTATGGCGGACCCACGCCGCTTTGGATGCGTCAGATCTCTACGCCCGGAACGTTTGACGCGGTAACGCGGACAAAGTTTATCGCGGTGTTTAGCGAGACCGACATTAACTTCGGCGGGTTTACCTCTGTTCCGCTCTCAGAGATTGGCCTGTATAAGAGTTCGGCAGACCCAACGCTGCCCAACGGCGGAGCAGGTGCTTACCCGGGCCCCACGGGCCACATGATTGCGTACGACACGTTTGACTCAATTCAAAAGACCGGCGTGTTCTCGATCGAGGTTCGCTGGGAGTGGCGTTTCTGATCTGGAGATAGAACATGGCGTACAAGACAAAAGAAGAGATGTTTGGGGATAACGTACTGATCCCCACCCCGGGAGCTTTTGGTCCCCAGGTTCCTATCTCTCTAAGCCCCCCACCCGGCACGTACTCGGGAAACCGCGGCATTCAGTTTGGCGAGCAGCTCACGGCAGCAATCGCGAACCGCACGCATTACGCGCTTGCCCTGAACACGGACGACCTCAACTCCCGCATCGCGTCGTTTGAAGTCGGTGGCCTAGACGCTGCGTATAACAACGGGACCGTAGGTCCGGCGGGCGGTGGGCGGCAGATCACAAAAAACGCTGGAGCGGTAGAGACCGTATCTGCCCTAGCTACGCAGTACGCTGATGATCCAGCCAACGCGCACTTCCGCGCGGACGCCTTGGCCGACACCACGGCCAGCGGTGGATTTGATTTCCGTGGCGCCGTAGACCCCGCGTACGGGATGCTCTCCCGCCAGAACGTAAGCCCGTCGGTTGCTTACACCACGATGTCCACCGTGGAGTCCGTGTTCCTAAACCCGGCAGCTATCGGCGGCGACGTTGTTCGCTTCCCGGCTAACGTCCACGATGGCACAAACACAGATGTAGCGTTTGACGCCCAGGACTTTGTAGAGATCACGGGGTCTGCCACTAGTGATGGCCTGTACCGCCTCTACAATCTAGGCCCCGCCACTACAGACTTTCTTGTTCGTCGGCTAGACGGGACTGCACCGTCGTTTCCAGTAAACGAGACGGGTAGCGCGCGGTTTTTCATCGCGCATGCCATGTCTTCCGCCACAAAGGATAACGCGAGCCGGAAGGCGGCGCTTGCGCTCTCCTCCACCCAACTTGAGTCAACCACGATTCTATCGCTGGTAGGTCGCGACATTGATGGCTTGCTTGGGACCGGGCCGGAGTCAGCCCTTAGCTTCTCTTACCGTCGCCCAGACGGCTTCGTAGAATCGCGGACTCGATTTACGACGACTGGAAGGCTGAAGTCAGTTTTCAACCTAGACGCCATTCCTTCGAGTATTGGACTTGAGATCCAGCGAAAGGAGGGAAGCCTAGCAAGCGTTGTTCTAAACAAAGAAGAAGGCGCCCCCTTTGGTGTACACGAGGTTGGTGTACTAGTTACTGACGAGGGCGGTTTTGCGTCCGCGTTCTCGGGGCTTGAGACTCGAAGCCCAATCCGAGACGCCTCTCTTGGGGTAACGGGCTCTATTGACGGTACCTTTGCTGCTCCGGTTGGGCGCGTCATCCTTCACACGTCGGATGGAACTCCGCCCCCTCCGGCTGGGCTAGCTCACGGCGCTTGGGCAGACACGGTTCAGCCTGGATTTACGCTTGTTCAAATCGCAAGCCCCGGACCACACTTTCTAGAGTACTTCTTACTCAGCTCGGTAAACATCGATCCGGTAGTTACCAACCCGGATGAGATGACGCTTGTGCGACCGGACGGGTCTGCTCTTGGGGTTGGAGAGCTACCCACTGCTGGAACGTTTCAGTTTCGCTTTATTGCGCGATCTACGTTTGGAGGTCGCTCAGCCCCAGTAGCGGTAGACTCAGTTCCCGCAGGGTACGCTGTCCCTCCTGCTGGAATCGTAGCAAACACCGCTTTGTTTCCGAGCAAGCTTGACTACGTTCCGGGGCAGCAATCGGTTGTTGCTGTAGCCGGCGATCTTGTCGGAACAAGATCGCGGACGGTATTGGCAACCGGCCCGCTCACCCTTGACGTGCCTTGGGCGCTAACGCGAGACGGGTACCTTTACACTAAAGGCAACATCCGCTCGTCTAGTCCGTTTGGGCAGTATACTCGGCAGACGCCGCTAGACTTTACCGCAGACAGTGGCTCTCAGACCGGAGTCCTAAACTCGTCTGGAGTAACTGTAACGTTTGCAAGCAACCAAAACACGGTTGCAGCGTCTAGCAGCACTATTAGCGACGGACTCGGGAATACCGGTTACTCGTCAGCGACGTCAATGTCCGTTGGTAACGGGCTAACCACATCAACGGTTACTGCCGGAAACGTGTCGTCGAGCGACTTTGTGTATCCGGCTCCGCTCCCAATTAGAACAGCTTATGTGTCGGCCTCCAAGTTTAACGGAAGCACGATCACTACCAATTTGTCAGATCCAGAGATTGAGTGGCTTTACTTTGGTGCCATCATTTCTCAAGTTGACAACGCCACAGCTTGGCTAGACCTATCCGGAATCCTTAGGTCCGGGTGCGTTGTTACTAGCATCGAGTTTAGCGTTAGTCCTGGAGCTTCGCGATCATCTGGCAACCGCTTCAGGTTTAGTTTTGACCAAAGTACACTAGCTGGCGGGTCCACGGGACTGGGTAACGGGGATGACGGCGGATCGGCCGTGCTTAACTGGTACCCGCTAACCCCCGGGTCCCCTGTGTCGCTAGATTTTGAAAACTACGCGTACACCATCACCGTGTTTGCTGGAGACGACTCCCCTAATCCGCACAACACAGATGTCTTTTACGGCATTCGGATCAACTATACTGATCCGGGTCCTCGAAACCACTGAGGCGTAGCCATGAACCCGCTTGAGCTTCTCTACTCTTGGCAAGCACTGCTAATCGCAATTGCGGCCACGGGCATTACGCAGTTGGTGAAGACCGTCATTGATGTCGCTTGGGGACACAAGGACGCTGAGCCGACTCCTACGATGAAGGACGCCAAGCGAGTAGGTGAGGCTTTGCGGAAGCGGAATCTCATCATCAACCGGCTGGTGCTGCCTATGACGCCTATCTGGACGGGGGCACTAATGGCTGTCCTCATCCCGATCCGCCCGGAGGCAATCATCACGTACATTGCCGAGCAGCACATTGAAGGCGCCGGTAGGCTGTTGGTGTTTGCCGCTTGGGGCGCGGCCTGTGGTCAGTTTGCTGACTACGGCTTCAACAAGGTCAAGGCAGCCTTAAAAGGAACGCCAAGCCAGACCGAGGTGGGATAATGAACCGCGTTGTTTTTAGCTCTTTTGTTGATGAGCTAGAAAAACACGCGGTCAGCGCAGCGCGGACTCTTGCTGTCCTTGAGAGTAGAGCTGCGCAGGGCGCCCGCGTGCATCCAACGGTACTTCAGGGTGTGCGGGAGCTAGCGGCTGGCGGGGCCACGAGCACTCCCATTGCTGCCCGAAAGGCCACCTTAAACGTAGCGGAGTCTGCCCGGGGTGCACGCAGCGCAGAGCGAGCGTGGGCAGGCCCTAAGTCGGACCTCGTTAACCGGTTTGAGTCTACGCCGGTAAAGTACGACATGAGTAAGCCCCTCAAGACCCACGAGGGTTATATGGGGGGCGAGCACCGCTACACGCCGGAGTACATCAAGAGTGTCACTGCCAGCCCGGCAACGGTAGAGATGACTCCTCGCGCGCTTGCGCAAGCTGCACCGCAGCCTCCTGCTATGGCTGGGACGGCAGTGAGCCCGATTAAGGCGCGGCGTGCTGTTAGCAGCTCAGGGATTCAGCCTTCCGCAGGAGCCACTGTTCCCGGGCGGCCGGGCGCGGCCAGAGGCGGAGACACGGTGCTTGCGCCTGTAACCGGGTTTGAGAGAACCACGCTTGTTCCAGCATCTCGGGTAGCCGTATGAAGCGTTGGTGGCGAATGACAGGATACCCCTGGCTCAAAGAAAACTGGTGGGTGGTCCTACTGTCCCCTCTGCTGCTCCTCGTCGCGGTATCCGTACTAGTTCATGATCGCTTCAAGGGCGTCACGGTAGTCGACCCTCTTCGCGAAGCAGACGACCGCGCTCTAATGGAGGCGCAGACTCGGGCCCGCGAGCTTCAGGCCGAGAAAGAGCGCCTGGAAAAGGAGCTGACGGACATCCGCTCCAAGTACCAAGAGCTTCAAGACAAGTTTGAGCAACGGCTTTCAGACGAGGTTGAGGATCTACGAAACAACCCTGAGAAGTTGCGCCAAGCAATGCTGGCGGCTGGGAGGGGCCAATGAGGACTGTGCTGCTTGCGGCGGTTCTCTGGCTATTTACCGGCGCGGCGGCCGCGCAGGATGACTCTCCTACGCCCCCTGAGATTCCTCCTGGCGCAGACCGGATTGAGTCTGTGTCCGCAGGACGCGCGGCGCCATTCACGGGAATGCTCCTCGATACGGATACAGCCATTCGCTGGACGAACCGACTGCGCTGGTGGCGTGAGGCCTTCCGCTTACAGGTGCGAGAAGACCTAGAGATTCTCGACGCCACTAGGCGCAGTCACGAACTAGAGATCGTCGTCATCCGCGACAGCTACACGCGCGAGATTGACGGACTTCGGGAAACGGCGCGCCAGCTTGTTTTGAACTACGAGCAGCAACTCCAGCGCTACCGCAACCCGCCCTTTTACGAGCAGTGGGGATTTGCTTTTGGAATGGGCGTGCTTGTAGTTGGTGCGATTGTCGGAGTTACCACGGGCGTAGTGGCGTCTATGTAGTTTGTTGGCAAAGAGAAAGTGTGCGAGGGCTTTTGGCCCTCGCACACTTTCTTAGCTCACCGAGCCGCCGCCGCAGCCCGGCGGGGCTGCGGGAACTGCTGCGGGAACTGTTGCCGCATCCACTCTACCGCACGCGATTCCAGTCCGAGCCCCACGCCACGAATAGCGTGGGATCCAGCGTCGACGACACCGGCCAGGACGCTGAGGAGCAGCGCCACTGCTCCGACCAGCGGGAACCCGATGGTTCCGCCCACCGTCGTCGCCAGCGCGGCGACACCGTCGCTGGCTCCGCCGTTGATGAACCCCGCCACGCTTGCCGGTGCGATGGCAAGCGCGCATCCGACGCCCCCGCCCACTCCGACCAGAAGACCGACGGTGCCTCCGACCGTGCCCCGGAAGACCGAGGCCACCGCGTTGTACGTCCGCGTTGCCGCAGACTTGATGACGCTCCAAACCTTGCTGAAGAAGCCCATGTTCGTTTTCTCCTTGTTTGAGAGGCATTTCGCCTTCTCATGTTCTTATAGGGGGTTTTGGCCTATTTTTAGCTAAAAACTGGCCAAAATTGCCTATCAGATATTGAGGCGAATAGCCCAAAAACACGTGGACCATGGTGCAAGGGGAGATCCCTTGACAGCCCCGTTTGGCCCTGAAACAGTCCACACACCCAGGAGGCATACGTAACCCGTATGCCTCCTTTTTTGCTTAGATCAAAAAAGAAAGGGGGCGTGTGCCCCCTTTCGGTCTATGCGGGGAGTTCTTCTCCCTCTACGTCAGTAATCGCTGAGGACAGCTTAGTCAGTGCTGCCGTCCGAGTTTCGATGCCCTCAATCGAGTAGCCTAGCTGATGTAACAACTGGAGAACGTCGTCCCGGTTCATCTCTGCTAGCTCGCGCGGGGTAAGCCGAACAAGCTGGTCCGGGGTCAGCTTTAGTACGCCGGATAGGTCAGGAGCCGGAATGACGTCCTCCGTCAGCCTTTTCCCGAGTCGCTCAGCTTGCCGTAGAGCATCTCCCGGATCTCGGGGTCCTTGGCGTTAGCGTTGGTGTCGCTGTTGCTGGCCACGACCAAGCGGATGAGGTAGTGGGCGTCCTGAAGGTACTGAGCCATCTTGGCCAGTGCCTTGCCCTGCTCCAGAACAACCGCCTGCAACTCCGAGATCTTCTTCTCCAGAGCAGCGGGGGCAGGAGGAGCGTCAACCGGGGCGGCTGCCGGCGGTGAAGCCTTCTCCTTCGTGGGAGTAGCTGCCGCAGCCGGAGAAGCCTTACCCTTCGGCGCTTCATCCTTGGGAGCGGCCACCGGGGCAGGAGCGCTACCACCGCGCTCCTCCTGCGTCTTCAGGATCAGCTCTACCCGCTCCTTGCTCTTAAGCTCAAGGATCGCGTTGGGGTCAAACCCAAGCTCTCGAAGCAGAGCACCCAGGACGCCGCGCTTGGTCGGTTCTGCCGATGCGGCAAGCTCCTCAAGCTCGGCCCGGGTGCGAACGCGGTACTTATCGGGAAGGGTCTGGCTCATTTGCTTTCTCCGTGTGATTTGGGGAACAGGTTGTCGCGGTTGGTTGAAACGCACTCAACAACTTGCACGTCTGTGCAGTTGAAGCAGGCTCTTGAATCGCCACTACGGGCTGGGCAGGTAAGCATCGGCTTTACCTGCTCCCAGTGGTCTAAAACAAACTCCATGATCCGGAGCCTGTACTTGTTAACGGGTCTCTCTGGAAGGGTGCCGGTGTACCGGTCAGTCAGTAGCTCTACAAGAGCCTCTCGACTTAGGCCCCGGTGAGCCTCTACGTTGGTTTCTTGAGCTAGTGCTACTAGCTCCGTCATGTTCATATTGTCTAGGATGGACATCATCCCACCGGCTTAAACACGATTGTTTGGGTGTAACTAGGACAGACTTTGCACCGCTCTTTGAAGTGCGTGTCCATACAAAGCGCGCGTGGAACGATAGTTCTCATTCCACGTTCCACGCGAAGAAACCGCCCCTCTCGCCGGAACACACTTCCCCGTGCGTAGCAAGCGGCAAAGCGAGGATCCCCCGTGTCGTCTTTGAAGGGGATTAGCTCGCTAGACATTGTCACCCTGGCTTTGGGTAAACGTAGTAGTAAACCTCGATCCGTGGATCTGCCGGGTCGTGCGACTTTCCCACCGTAACTTCAAGGTGAGCGCTGTCGTCGATGCCGGTGCCGAGCACCACGGCATCTTCAATGATCTTGGCATAGTTGGTTGCATCCAACTTCTGATAGGGGGATCTTAGTGCTCCTGAGGGAGTCTTAGATCCGGGCCTCCAAGACTTGTTGTACATGTCTCCGCGGTAGATCTGCATAGTCATCACTACGTAGCCGCCCCGCTCGTAGATCTCGTCTACCGCTTCCTTCCAAGGTTTGTGCGCGATTGCTTGTACAACCGCGTCCTTCAAGGCGTCTTTAAAGGCGCGTCCCTCTTTTGTTAGGACGCGCCCATGGGAACCGTTGAAGTACATGTGGTTAATGCTGGGAGGAGGGGGGTCCCGAAGGACAACCCTAAACGACGCCACTTCACTCATCCGTGCCCCGCCTAAAGTCGCTTGGCATATCCAGACGACGCCTAGCTTTCTTTGCGTTGCCTGAGATCCCGCCTTCTCGAAAGGTCTGCTGGAACTCTAGTTCCCTCAGCGCAATAATCCGAGACAGCGCCGCAGCCTGTTTGTCATACGCCTTATGGTGTGCAGTAAGGATGGTCTTGGTGGCGTAGAGCTTAACTAGCTCGGTGTCGAACTTCTTGTAGAGGCCGTCTTCCCGCACACGGGACGAGATCTCTGATTTTGGTACTTCTTGCGCAAACAGCTTTGACTGGATCTCCGCAACGATCTGTTTAAGAACGTTTGTGGCAATCCTGTAGGCAGCCTCAGTCTCGGCCAGCTTTGCCCCTACAAACTGCGCGTAGGCCACGTAGTGGGCGTACAGTCCTCCCAACTCCGCGTTTGGGAGACTTTCAATGTTTTGAATATCGGCTAGCGGGCGAGGCTGCGACTCGGGTTTTGGGTACTCTTCTAACCCAAGCTCATCCCGCATTTGCTCTCGAACTTGCTCAATGATCTCGAACGCGGATTGGTAGCGTTCGTCAGACCCTTTGGGAAGAATAGCGGCTCTTGTTAGGTCTAGGGCCATCACTCCTCCACAATCCGGCGAAGGTTTGAAGACGAGGGGTCAGACAGTCGGCTCCGGATCTTTGCTAGAGAAGCGGGCTTACACACCTCTCGGTACTCGCACCGAGGACAGATGTAGAAGCTTTCTTCTCGCTCTGGCAGAGTTCCGTTGTCGGCGTGCTCTAGCCAGCCCGCGTACCTAGCAACCGCCTTTTGTAGGATGTCCTTCTGGAATAGGACGGTGTACACCTTGCGCTCTGACGTATCCTTGTTGAAGTACCAGATCCACATCACCGGGCAGTCAAACCGCTTAGCGTAGATGTGGGCCTGCATTACGTGGTCTTCCTTGGGCCCACGCAACTTCTTGAAGTTCTCGTCCTTGATGGACTTGATCTCAATGATTCCGCGCTGACGCCAGGTATCCGTCCACACCTCTAGGATGCCGTCGGTTGTTCCACCAACGTGCAGGTCTTGGTACAAGACATCGGTTTGTGGATCAAACCGTACCTCGGGGCGAAAGGAGTATTGGATGCCCTTAGTCTGCAAGAAGGCGCCCATAGACTCCAGTTTGTCCTGGATCATTCCGTGAACGGCATGGCCCATGTCAAACACTTCTAAATCTTCGGGCTCGATCGTCTGAATCGCGGGGGCCCGGATGTACTCGTACACGTTTCTTCGCCCGCACATCCCCACAGCTGACGGGTGAAAGTGTCCCTGGCGGTTGTCGCGGGGCTTGTTGCGTAGCATTTCTACGTAGGCGGACTCTACGTCAAACACGTCACCCTTACTGAGTGACGTAACGTCTGCCACCGTGCTTGCGTCTTTCACTGGATCTCCTGTATCGCGTTACGCACCTTTAGGTAGTCGGCGACAACCAGCCGGTGCTGATCGTGTAGATGTAGCGAATATGGGAGTCCTTGGAGACACCGCTCCCACGATACGGAAAACGACTTTGCGGGTTTTCTGTCCCACAAGACTGCTGGAGAAAATCCTAGCTCTAAAGCAAGTTGCTCTGTGATCACAGCAACCTGGACTGAGCCGATTCCTGATACAGACAGCTCTATGTGAAACAGGGGGTGTTCCCCACAGGACTGAGCAGCCCGATAGAGCTTGTCCCAGTCCTGCGAGGAGAGCGTGTAGCTAGGCTTGCTCGTCAGCTTGTTCTCGATCCGCAAGGTAAGCCGTACGGTTTCTTCTACGCCGTCCTCTGTCCTTACGTACCGTTGAGCTACACGTCCGTCGCCTTTCTCACTTCCAGCTCCGGAGAGGGGGATGCGGCGACCCCCTAGCTCCTGAGCTACGCGGCGTTCCTGGCTGGCCGATTTCTTCTTTGTAATAGTCATGGATAGCCAGGCCTGATAGGCGTTACCGGTGCTTGTAGATGATCCCCGCCCTTTGGAAGCAGGCGTGCCGAAGCTCATCGACCATTTCTGGCCGATCGCGGAGATACGTACGGATCTTAGCGTCCCCCTGACAGCGAAACTGAGTCTCTCCGTCCCGCTCGTACTCTACCCAAGAGCCCGAGACGCTAAAGACACCCAGGCTTTTGCACACCTCGATTAGATCGCCAATGACATCAGCGCCGGTCTCGAAGAAGTACCTGAAGACACCCTTCTTGCCTTCGTGGAACCCGAGCTTGCCCTTAAGGAACTCCCACTGCTTTTCTCGCCCGAGAACAACTTGGTTATCCTCGTCATAGAGCTTCTTTCCATTGTGGATCATCAGCTCTAGGGCTTTCCCGTGTTTCAGCGCATGGGCCTCGGCAGCAGGACGATACTTGTCCCGGTCCATCATGGGCCGTCCGGGGATGGGCCGTACGTTGTCCTTGGACCGAACCTGGTTAATGAGGATGATGGACGTCTCGTTTCTTTCCCCGTTTGGCAGGTCGCGGTTTAGCGTCATCGCCAGCTTGGGAAGAAACTTTGACAGCAGGATTGCCTCGTTACGCTGCTGTGCAAAGTCCTTGAACGACTCCTGATCTTCCTTAGCTTCCGTCTGAAGGAATCCAATGCTGTTTACAGCAACGATCTGGCAGCTGTTTGTGGCTACCAGGTCGATGATAGCGTCGAATCCCTCTTCTGCGGTTACACCGTAGATGAGAAAGATCTTTCCCACCTGCTCTTGGTAGTGCTCCCGCTCCTCTCGCGTAAGCGGAGGAAGGCCCATGTTTAGACGAGCAGAATCGATCTCGTCTAGCTCTTGGTCGCTCATAGCGATCTTGAGCCCGCAGAAATCTCGCATATACCGCTTGTCTGCCCGGAACTCGGTCAGGTACACGGCCATTGCAAAGTCTTCGCCGTAGATCCGCTGTGTCTCGGCGCACACGCGCCACAGTAGATAGTCTTTTCCGGCGCTGTCAGGTCCGACGATGACCACCGGGGCCGATGCCGGGATGCCTCCAGCGAGGGCAATATCGAGGCTAGTAATCCCCGTTGGGCGGCGGAGCAGGTAAGAAGACGAGGTGTCTGAGGCTAGCCTCACAACCGTGCGCTTCATCTCCGTGTTAATGCGGTTTACGACAGCCTCTAGGCGCTGACGCTTTTCAACTTGTAGGTCCGGAGAGATCCGGGTCTCTACCTTTTGCGGTTGAGCCTTTTTCTTTGCAGCCACTTGATCTCCTTACTTCAGCTCGCTCCACCGATGCCCAATCTGTCCGTCCGGGTCTACGGGTACGGGCAGATCGATGTTGATGGGTCCCCACTTAAAGGGTTCCGACATCAACTCCTTCTTTACCTTGAACAGATCCTTAGACGTATCTTTGGGGCACCTAGAAATAAGCTCATCGTGAACCGTCAAGATTAGACGGCCGCCTAGTTCCTTAAATCGCTTGTCATGGGCGATCCGAAGCATAGCCAGCTTGATCATCTCTGCGCCCGTACCCTGCACTAGCGTGTTGTACGCCTGCCGTTCTTCGGCACCAACAAGCCCCCGGTTGTGCTCGTTATTGATCCGGTACAGCCGGCGGATACGCCCGAGCCACGTGTGGGTGAACTCATGCTCGTGCGCAAAGGACTTCATGTCCCTAATCTGCCCAGCAATATTCGGGTACGCGCGTGCAAAATCGTTTTGGAGTTCCTCAGCCTCCTCTAGGGTGATCTTGAGTTCTGCCGCAAGTTTGGGCGCCCCTTTGCCGTACAGGTTTGCTAGACCAATCTCCTTTGAGTGGTCCCGCTTCTTTAGAAGCATCCTGTCCCGGTCGGTAAGAGGCTCCTTAGCGTCCTTCTTGCGCCTAGCCTCCATGATGCCCTCGTAGGTCACGCCATCCTTGCGGAACATGTGACCGCCGTTTGCACTATGGATGTCCCACCCCTTGCGGATGGGCTCCATCATCGCCTCTTCCCCGGCTAGATATGCCGCAATCCGGAACTCAATCTGGGGGTAGTCAAAGTCAACTAGGTCGGTGCCCGGATCCGCTACAAATACCCCACGGATCTTGTACTCGTCGTTTCTAGCTGGAATGTTCTGCATGTTTGGGTCAGCAGAACTCAGTCGGGATGTTCGGGCGCCAGCTTGGTTGATGCGGCAGTGAACACGCCCGTCGCCGTTGTCGCCCTTGCCCCACACAAGCTTGTGTAGGTTCTTTACGTAGGTGCCGTGGAGTTTGACGATGTGCCGGTAGTCTTGGACCGCGTTGATAAACTTCTGCGCCGGGGTGCCTACCCCGGCGCGCAGCGAAAGTAGATCCAGCGATTTATCGTCGGTGCTTGCTTTGGGGTCGTCGCTTGCCGTGTACTTAATGGGCTTTAGCCCAAAGCCTTTGTCTTTGTTGAACAGGATCTCCCGCAAATCATCTGTAGACCTTGGGTTGATGCGGTACCCAGCCGCCTCGTAAATCCTCTTTTCAGCAGCAGCAACGCCGTCTCGCATTGGTCCGTCGATGGACTTCACGTAGTCCATATCGACCATGAAGCCTGCGCGCTCCATATCCCATAAGACTTTCGTCAGTGGAACCTCGATCACGCGGAAATAGTCGATCAGGTAGCTAAAAGACGCGCATACTTCTGTAGGCAGCGGTTGGCTAGACAGCTGTGACCGCAGATCCTCAGCCCGCATGTACGTAAAAAACGCGTCACACGAGGCGTAGTTCTCTACAACCTCGGGGGATTCCCTAAACACAAACTCTAGCTTGTCCCCGACGCTCATCTCCCGAAACGCAGCCCGGGTGATCTTGTCTAGCTGCTGGTCGTTGTTGTCCAAAAACAAGTTTTTGAACTCACCCCACCGCACGCCGTAAGCGAGGAACGCCTGCTCTTTTAGGCCGTGAGATCTGGTGTCGTCCTCCATCGCGTCCATCACGACGATGTCCCACACGTCGCCAACCAGGGTTACACCCATGTTAGCGAGCAAGTGCATGTCGTACTTTGCGTTGGCGAGATACCAGGTAACATCTGGCCGCTGGAATAGCGGATCAAAGTAGTAAAGAAGTTCTACTGGGAAGAAGAACCGACGGCTCTCCGTCGCCATCGACCAATAGAGTACCCGGTCCTTCATGATCTGAAGTCCCGTGGTCTCTGTGTCGATGGCGACAGGGCCGCCCCGATTCATCAGATACCTGAGAATCGGGGCAGCCTCTTCCGGCGTATACGCCGCCTCTACAGGCGGAAGTAGCCGGAGTCGCGGCATTGTTTACCTCTAGCGTGAGTACGGAAGATCTTCGTCTTCAGAGTTACTGCTGTCCACGTAGGACTCAGTATCGGCGCTGGCCGCCTTGTGGTGGCTTCGCGGGTCAACCCCGCGGGCAACCTCACCGAGCCGACGCTGCTGGTCCTCCAGCGAGCTTGGAGCAAAGATCTTTGGGAGGTCGAGCGGAGACTCAACCATCTTTCGGATCTCCGGGTTATCCAGCTTCGGGAGGCGGATTCCCTTGATGCTCAGCATAGACTGCTTATCACCAAGCTTCTCACGCTTGATGCGAACGTCGAAATCCGTGAGCTTGCCCTCACGGGGATCTCCGCACTTACACTCTAGCGTGGGACGCATTACGCCCCGGTAGCCGCAGGCGTTGCAGTTGAAGTCTCGACCCCGGGTCTCTACGAGGTCGTCTCCAGTTACCGCGTCTGGGAGGTTGTATGTGGACTCGCAATCAGGGCAGACGATGGAGCTAGCCTTCATCGCGCCAGCGCAGTTGCCACAGTAGTTGCGCATCTCCTCGTCGAATACGAGAAGCTGGCGCAGATGCGTGATGCCGAGGGTCATGTGTGCCCGACGGCCAAACGAAACGGCGTGGTTTGTGGGGCCCGTGCCGAGAAGCGGCTGAGGGATGTAGTCGTAGATAGGCTCTCCGGCCTTGTTCTTACGTGCCACGCCGTTTCTATCTACGGCAGGCATGGACACGATGTTCTCCATGATCGTTACGGCGAGCCCAAAGCACTTTTGGGCGCTCATGGGGGACTCATCCTTCGGGCGAACACCCGTGCGCTGCTCAATCGCGTCCATCTTCTGGTAGAACGCTTTGTTGATCGCACACCCGTAACACGGCTGGTCGCGGTTAGGACCGGCCGAGCAGTTCATCATCTGCTTGGTGCGCGCGTAGTAGTGCTTGACGTAGGGAAACCAGCTCTTGTTTTGCTGGACTACCTCACCCGCCTCGGGGTCGTAGGCCATGAAGGTCCACGACTGGAGGGGAGAGATGTTGATCCAGACAGCCTTCTCGCCCGGGTTAAAGCGGTCAAACACACCTTCGGGAAACCGTGTAGCGGAGCGGTTCTGCTGAGTCTGAGGCGGCTGTAGAATCGAACGCCCCTGGTCTGAAAGCCGACTACCAGCGGAGCCGAATCCTGCGCGATGCTTCATTTGCGACATGTTGGTGTGCCTCTCTCCATGCTCTGAATGATATGGGTTCTTTGATCTGTTGGATGGTTTCTTCTGGGCTTAAGTTATCGGGCTGCTGACGCTCATCTGGATACGAGACGATCTTGGCATCGACTCCCTTCTCCATTAAACGTCGGGCAGCAAAGAATGAACCGCGCAGCCCTGCGGTGTTGTTGTCTAAGAACAGGACTGCTGATTTGGTGTGCGTAGCAATAATTTCGGCGTGGAAGTCTGAAAGGTAAGCACCAACCAAGGCCACTACGGCCTGATAGCCGGATTGCCAGACCCACATGCACGCCTTAAAACCCTCTACGATTACTACGGGCTCATCGCGCTTTAGCAGGTAAGGAAACACCAGGTGTCCGTGCCACATGGTGATCTCCTTTGCGGAGTCCATGGTGTACGTGGGCGGAACGTTTAGGTCTTCCCGGGAAGACAGCTCTTGCTTGTAGATCTTGTAGCGGGGTTCCTGCCCGTCTACAATAGCTCTTCCTGATACCCCAAGAAGATCTCCGTAGATGTTGCGTATCGGGAACGTTATACGTAAGTTTGACGCGTCAAAACCTACCTCAAAGTGCCGAAGCGTCTTTTTCTCAAAACCACTTTTGAGTAGGTAGGTTGGGGCCTGCCGGTAAGCGTCTAGTATCTCATCGTCCAGCAGGTACTGCCCCCGAAACGGGTCCACCCCGTCGGCAAGCTTTGCTGAGACCTTCCCTGCCTTTTGCTTTTGGTAGGACTTGTTGAGCCCGGCGTTGGCAAGGAACGTATCTACGGTTTCTTTAGATACGCCGTAGCTGCGGAACAGCCGAGAGACGTGGCCGGACTCTTGGCACGCATGGCAGAAGAACACGGGCTTGTCCCGTGCAATCGACATGGAGGGCGTCTTTTCTCGTCCTCCGCTATGAAAGGGGCACCGTACGAGTACGTACGCGTCGGTCGACCGTGCCCCTTCCGCCAAGGCCGGAGCCATGGCGAAAAGGGACGATACGATGTCACTCATGTGCGCAGGTTCTCTTCAGGGTCGGGAAGGTCGTCGTCTAGGTCGCTGGCAGGGCGCGCTTTAGCAGGACGCTTACCTTTCTTCTTAACGATCTCGGTCTCCCCCTCTTCCGGAGAGTCAGCGTCGTCGCGCTCAAATAGCGCTTCCACTTGCTTCTTGTTGGTAATGACGCTGATCTCTGAGAAGTCGTAAGACGGCTTGTTGTTGATCATAAGGCCGTCAAACGGAACCTCACGGCCACCAAGGATCGCAAGTGCGCTTGTATCAACTCCTGCGATCTTTCCAGTAATGACCCGGATGACCAGGTCTGCGTCTTGGCCAAACGCGTCGGTTAGCCCGAGGTTAGATAGCGACCCCACTTGGGCGTCCGCTCCCCGGTTCATTTGGTGAGTAGCGATCCCAATCACGTTGGCTTCCATGAACAGATCTTTCATGGACCTAGATAGGGCTGACACTTGCTTCCAGTCAGCGTCGTTCTTGCGCCCACCGTCTGGCACTTGTCGGTATAGCGAGTCCGAGACGACAATGTCGGGCTCGTACATATCAATCTTCGACTGCATCCACGAAACACCTTTTCCTGTGCTCTGGATTACGTCAAAGCGGGGACCCTTACCGTTTGCCGAAGAGGACATCCGAAACGAATATTCCTCTTCAGTTTCGTTCGCGATCCTCCCGTATTTTTTAGCGACTTCTACAAGGCGGCTAACCTCTAGTTCATCTAGGGTAGCGTTCTTGAACTCAGTGTAGCGGACTGCGGCCAGATCCGCGATCACGCGAAGCATTACCTGCCTCGGCGGCATCTCCGGCGTAAAGAACAGCACACGCTTTCCGTACGCCTTCATTGCAGTAGCTGCTACGTGGATTGCTAGAAACGTCTTGCGGGATTTAGGTCTTCCTGCAATGACCACCATCTCTTTTCTATGCAGACCGCGCGTAGCCTCTGTCATAGAGCGCCACGGCCACGGGACTCCATCCGGCAAGATATTCCCGGAGTCGTACTCCATGAGAATGTCTTGGATGGTGGTGTCCAAGGCCATGTGCTTTGTCTTAGTAGCCGCCTCAGTGATTCGCTTTAGAAGCGAGGCGGCGCGAGCAAGGTCAGGTAGGGGGTCAACTTGCTTAGCCACGATTTCCAGGTTGTGGCTAAGCTGAGAAGTGTCGGCTCGGATCTTGTCGAGCACCACTTCATGCGCCAGCGCTGAAACCGAGTCGGCAGGATCAGGGTCGGGTAAGGGTATGTCCTTGAACCTGTTTCGAACAACCACAAGCGACGGGTGTCGCGCCGCACCGTCGCTGGCCGTTCGGTAGTTCGAGACGAACAGGTACAGGGCTTTGCCCTGATCAGTGAGGAAGTGGTCCTCGGTAATCTCGCCAGAAATGATGGGCGTAAAGTCGCCCGTGTAACACATGGTAGTCAGCAGCCGAAGTTCTACGGGTACCACCAGTGCCTCCGATAAAGGGGGTTCTTTTTACGTGTCCGGGTAAGCCCGTTCAACAACAAAGTGGAGCCACTACATCTTGTTGTCGGGCTTACCCAGACCACTACGAGTTGTGTTAGGTGAGCGCCCAAAGAACCGCGCCGGCTAGTGCCGCTTCTAGGTGCTGCTCGTCTTGGTTGCTAGACGACACAAGGGAGAGCACAGAGTCGAAGGCGGCTAAGGCTGTGTGAGTCGTGTGTTTAGCCCCTCGATACTCGTTTTCCGCGAGTAACGCTTGCTTCTTTGACCCGCCCACGTAGATGATTGCCGCGCGCAAAGTTAGGACTGCTTGGTCTTCCGTTGCGTAGACAATACTTGCCAGCTGGGTGCATCGCTGCTCTACGGAAGCCCAAACGCCCGCGGACTTGTCTAGCGCCTCGTTGAACTGAGTCGAAAGCTCGCTGACACTTCCGCGGTGGATTCGCCGCATGGTGGCCTGTCGGCTAAACACAATGTGGCGCCGGATCGTAGGGAGAAACAAAACTGGGATCACGCAGAGCGCCGTGTACCCAACCTCGCTGTTCTTGACTACTACCCCCGGGAACCCGTGGATCAAGTTCCCAGGGAGCCCAATCTCTTCGTCAAGAATGATGTGTGCGTAAAACGCCCGGTCGGTCTTTGCGGAGTGGGATGCCAGCGCGTACCCCTTTGCTCCGCTAGACCGGACGATTGCCGACATCACGTCGGTGTCAGGAATGTCAGAGAAGCTGTCTGACACAACGCCCCTAACTACGCCTACGGGCTCTCCCTCAGCAGACTTAACAAGCCGAAGCCGCTGTCGGTGAAACTCCGACCTCCGGAGATTCAGTTCGTCAACTTGCCGGTCGTGCGTAACGGAGCGAAACCACTTTTCCTTCGCCCCTACGTGCGACAGCACCTGCGACCTGCTCCAGTTGCTGAACAGAAAGGGGATCGAGGCTCCTTCTACTGCAACCCCTACGGTAGTTCCCTCTGCGTCTGGGAAGACCTTTGAGAGGTCAACCTTTTCGAAGCTAAAGCCGCTGCTAGGCCCCTTGCTCCGGTCGCACATGTGGTCGGGCAGGCACCGCGACGCGTAATCGTCAACCCTGTCTTTCAAGCTCGTCAGTGTCGTCAGCAGCGCTGCGTAGTGATTCAGCGATTCCACGAGCTGTCACCCTTTCCGTGTTCGTGCTGGTGTCATGGTAGTGGACCGAGATCGCCCAGTTGCGCAGAGCCTCGTAAAGCTCCTTAGCGGCCAGGCCAACCTTTGGGTCCACTGAGGGCTCCAGTTCATGCTCGGTTACCGCGTGAACAAGCCCACTACTGTCGGTAAACTGCAACTCTACGCGGATCCGTGCGCCCGTGGTTTTTCCAAACAAGTGAACGGCACGGAGGTGAACCTCCGTGCCCTTAAACTGATTCGGCATTTACGCGCGCCCGTTCGGGTACAGGTGGTCGAGATGCTGCCGAAGCCGCTCGACAGCCACTTCATAATGACCCTCTAGGTAGGCCATTGCTTCTTTAGTCAGCAGATCGGACGCCTCTTTGATGGAGGATTCAGTCTGATCACAGTTGATTGAGATGTTCACCCGGATGCTGACGCTGCTGTAATGGGGTCCGGCAATACGCTCGTCCATGCCGATAGACACCCTTGCGTTTCCGTCGCCTAGTAGGTCTTTGTACTTTTCTTTGTTTCCCATGGGGCTTTCGTAGTGCGTGTCTTGGTACGTAGCGATGCTGCTGCCGATAGTGTAGAGAGTTCGTTTTCCGTCTTTGATCTCTACGCTGACGGTTGCTTGGTAGGTCACTCAGACTTGCGCGGCTTCATCACCGCCGGAGGAAGCCGCTTCTCGGAGGCCTGCGCCACGTCGCCGGGGATATCCCCGCTCTTTACGCCCCGGTCGTACTCCTTGCGGTCAACCGCTAGCTCCGTCTTGATGTACCCACGGGTAACCGCCTCTGGCCCAAGCAGGTCCATCAGCTTGTGCGGGTCTACCTCGATGCGCTGGCGCAAGCTGAAATCACCCAGCTTGTTGCCGATGGTGTCCGCATTCTCTCGGTACACCTCTGCCACGGCCTCAACGGCGTCATTGTAGGCGGACCGCAGCATCCCATACTCTTCTACAAACCGGGCGTTTGCGAGTTCAAAAGCGCGAAGCGTCTCACGCGCCGACTCGTACTTAGCAATAGAAGCCTGCACCTTGAGCGGGATCACCTTCATGTTCATTTCTTTTCCTCCATCCTCTTTAGCTGGTTTACGTAGTACTGGATCTTCTTCAGTACGTTTGCGGTAACCGCGACGGGTCCATGCTTAGCGGAGCTGGGGTTAGCAATGATCTTCTTGGGAGATGGGATAGGAACCAGAGGGTAAAGAACCTGGTCCCTAACCCCCTGAACGGTTGCTACAAACAGGTTTCCGCATGCGGATTCAAACGTGCTGTACTCCCCGCGATCTTTTGGACGAACAAGCCGCTCCCAGGGCACCGCGCCAACGGCGATGATGACCCTGGGATCGATGTGATAGATCACTGACGTGAGTCGGCTAGCACACGCGTCTAGCTCTTCGTCAGCAGGGTCCCGATCCCTTACTTGTTCCTGTACGTCCTCCGTTGCTGGAAGGACGAAGTACGGTCGGCAACCTACCGTGGGAGTAATTGCCCATGATCCGCTGGCAAACTCGGCGTCCTCAATAACCTTTTCGAGGACGTCTCCGTAGCGGCCTACAAGCGGAACTCCAGAGTGAGTTTCTTCCTCGCTTGGAGCGTCGTACACGAATAGGTAGTCGGCGGGTATAGCGCCCCACCCAAACACTACGTGAGAGTCCTTTGGCCGGATCTGAGAAAGGCCGCACCGAGTGCAGCCTTCCCAGTCCTTCTTCACTCGTAGTAACTCGCTCTTTGCGTTCACCGAGTACCCGGCCGCGCAAGCTGTACCCTGGGAGGGTCAAACACGGAGAGGTACCCCTCGATGAACAACTCTCGAAGACGCTCGCTCTGTTCGTGCGCAAAGAACCAATGCTGGGGAGAGCAAATCCGAACGCGCTGAACCGGCTCTACCAGATCGTACCCGGCAAGGATCTGAGGAATAGCTCCGATCTTTTGGCCTTCCGGGGTGTTGATGACAGAGACGTTGCAGAAGTAGCTGACTGCTGCGTACACCCAGAACGCCTTGCCCTCTAGCGCCTGCGCCTCATCATCCGTGCTCAGAATGCCCACGTAGCGAACCGGCGGAGTTGCCACAACCACGACTCGCTTCTGCCAGTCCTGGTTCTGTCCCGCGCGGTCAATGACGATCTCTGAGTTACCGAGGTTCACCTTCAGGCTCATATCATTCCTTTACTTTTATGATCTTGAACGGGATTGATCCGCCCTTAAACGACGGCCAACGGATTAGGGATTGACGAATCTTGTTGCACATCAGTAGCAACGGCCGGATGTGCACGTCTTCAAAGAAAACTACGATGGGCGATTTCTTTCCAGAGAATGCCCGAAGTACCCTGCCCATTGTTTGTTGAAGCGCGCCCTTTTTCGTAAACGGCTCGCATACGAACAGCGTGTCTAAGCTGGGCTTGTTCAGCGCCTCTTTGCCCAGCTGCATAATGGCAACAACCGGGTTGCACTCCCTGATATGCCGAATCCGGTCGTCCTCCTTTACGCCTCCGTGACACACGCCTGATCCCGGTAGTTTTTGCCCAAGTAGCTCACACATGGCTCGGCTGTGCGTAAGGACGAGTACCTGCCTACCGTCGTCTACAGCCGCCCGCACTTCCTTGACGATCTCGTCTGTCCTGTCGTGGCAGTCAGACGCAAAGTACGAGTAGAGCATCCCGAAGTGTAGGTTCTTTGCTACGTCGTGCGTTTGATCTACTACGTCCTTCTTCGCAAAGTCTGGGCGTGTCGGTAGCCTTTTGAAGAACACCGTCGGCTTAAGGTCTGGAATCAGGTACGAGTAGACGACGCTACCGATCGTGTACCGGAGCAGAGAGTCAAACCCGTCGTCTCGGTTTGGGGTGGCTGACAGTCCCCACCTTCTTCCGTGAAACGGCGGAACAGCGGTGTTGAAGTACGGGGCGCCCATAAGATGCGCCTCATCACAAAGAATAACCCCGAAGTGTCGGGTCATTTCCGCTGGTAGCGTTCCGCTAGACACCCGTGAGGCGATAGTTTGTACCATCGCTACCGTGATCGGCTTTTCCCAATCAAACGGGCTGCCGTCACCTCCTACACGCCCAATGTCTTCCGTGGGCACGCCTAAGAACTGAGTGATCTCGTCCATCCACTGGCGGGCCAACCCCTTGTTGGTGACCATGATCAGGATGGGCACTTTTAGTTGGGCTGCGCTGTGAAGGCCGACAACGGTTTTTCCAGCTCCGCAGCGAAGACAAAGAACACCATCGTGCGTTGCAAGTAACGCATCGCTCCCGTCTTGCTGGTAGGTCTTAGTCGGCTCCTTAGAGTCCAGCTTTACTAGGGAAGAAATGTTGACGCGCGGGAAGCTCTTAAACCTCGCGTCGTAGACAGGGAACGGCATACTCCCAAGTGCCGCGGAACTCAGGTAGTTCCGCGGCACCCGAAAGTGATGAGGTTCCTCCGCCCACGCGTTGATGACCTCCATCTTGGGGGTCACGTAGGAAAACGCGCTTCTTGCTTGAAGCACGGACATGTGGGTCTTAGGGATCCATAGCCAGTTATCTAGGTACCCGGCTCCTGGGTCCCGTCGAGTAAACCTCATCTGCTACCTCATCGGCCGAAGAAATCTACGGTCCGGGCTAGATCGAAGATATGCCAGCCGGTTGAGCCGATCATGCCCTGGGCTACGTTCTTGCCCAGCCTAGACCAGACGCTCTCTCCGTTGGCTGGCAGAAAAGTCGGCGTAATGCCGCCCGCGTGGAACGGGATAGGCGCCGCATACTGTGTTTGCATCGTCTGCGGGAACTGAGTAGGCGGCGTTATCGCCTGCGGATAGTAGACCGGATACGGAGTCGATGGGTACTGAAACTGCTGCGGGGCAGCAGAAGCTGCTACGGCGGGTGACGCAGGGCGGGCTGGCTGTGCGCCGCCGATTTGCGCTGGGCGCGCCGGGGCTGTAGTCGGAGCCTGGGCTAGTCTACGCTCGTAGTCCTCTCGCCACCTTCGGTAGTCGAAGTCCATGTTACCGGCATGCTGCGTTTGCTGCTGCGGCATGTTTGGCGTCGACGCAATGATCCGGTTTCCGCCGAAGGGCTGGGCGGGGTTCATGACCGTGAGCCTTCGCTTCTTCTCGTCAGTCTCGTTCCTACAGTGGAACTGCACTGGGCAGGGCTCGTAGTAATCCCCGTCGTAATGGCCTCCGTTACACATGGCGGCCTCGCCTGTGTAGCCTGCTTCATACTTGGCCCACGAGGAGCAGTTTTTCAGTTTGCCCGGAATTGGGCTTTCTTCCTGCGGACCCGTCTGTACTCGCATGAAACCTCCTTGCAAATACTGATAGGCCGTTGACCCCCATACGTTTAACGAAGTATCTTTGTAGGCATGAACCTCGCAGGCGTGATCCTAGACATTTACGACGACCCAAAGGGAGTCGTTCTCCGAAACAAGATGGCTGGGCGCTCGCTGCCCCAGAAGCTTGCCTCCTCTCGTCTGCTAGACCACGAGGAGCTGGAGCGTCTACCGGACCGGTTGTTTGCACTAGTAGCAAGCAATCACGGGGACACACTCCGCAAGTTTGCTATGCATGACGAGGGGCACCTCGCTACTTCCATCCTCTACTTTGCAGAGTGCGGACACCTTCTTCCGGATCATGTACGGGCAAAGGTAGCCTCAAACTTAGTAGAGGGGTGCGGCTGGTACGACCAGGACCCGCCAAGCTTCTTGAAGAAGGAAGCGCTCCTTAACATGGCGATGAACGCGCTTACCATTGGTCAGGGTATTGGGGACGCTGCGAACTCAGCCCGCGAAGAAAACGCCAAGGGCCGTGAGCGTATGGAAGTCTTCCGCGCCAATCAGATGGCGGGCGCAAAGGTAGCGTCGGGGCGGGAGATCCAGCTTACAATGGACCAGGACGCCGCCATGCAGCGTGCCGAGGGCCCAGAGTCGGGTTACATTTTTGGCCCGCTAGACCAGTTCTCCCAGCATGGGCCGACGCACCGCAAGCTTGACCGGCAAGTACAGCATGGAGAGTTTGCGGAGCAAGCGAAGAAGGTCGCGGACCTAAACAACACCGAGGCCATGAGCCACCAGCAGCGCCGGGGGCACGCAAAGGCAAGTCCCCTCCGCTCTGCCGGCGTGACCTCTAAGACATCCTCGCTGGGTGTCTCGGTAGACCTTACCCACGAGTCTTCCCCGGTTCGCCACAAGGAGGCATCGCACCAGCACTTTGCGATGCCCCACAAGGGTCTCTACCCAATCGACACCGTCAACCAGCTTAAAACCGCGTCGGCGTACTTAGACGAGCACCTTTACTCGTTCTCCCCACTAGACCGGCGGGTGTTCTCGCAGTCGGTTTTGGGCCGCGCGGACGAGCTTGGGGTTAAGATCTCCGGGTCTGCTCTTGCTTACGGGGGTGTCGAGTACGGCCCGTTTATTCACCCGGAGTTGCACGCTCGGGTCTCTAGTTACGCGGGTAGCGGACACGAAGAGGTTTACGAGTTGCTCCTTGAAAAAGTCAGCTCGATCAGCCCTAACATCATGGCAGACATGCTTCGTGAAGCAGATCACGAATCGGGTGCAGACCTTGTATACGGTCGTCCCGGGGTCGGGTTCCGCGACCCTTATGAGGCAGTTTACGGCCAGCCTAAGCTCAGCGAGGCTCAGCCCGCGGAAGAGGACGTGTACTCCTGGCGAAGCGGTGGCGACTACGTCAGCGGCGCGATGCTGAAAGCTCTGGCCTCCCGTCGAGCAGACCTAGACACTACGTTTGGGTCGGGGTTCAGCCAGTCGTTCCAGACCGACCCCGTGGGAATCTTCAAGTCCATGCCCGATCCGCAAAAGGTGGTACTATCGCGCCTCGCGTCGGATAACTCGTCCCAGACCTTCCGCATCTGATTGTCTAACGAACTGAAGGAGATCTACTATGTCCTCTCGTCATTTTGGTGCGTCAAACCCGCGTAAGCCCCACCTGATTGTCGGCCCCGGTGGTCAGGCCGCGGAGATCTACGATCTGCGCCTTGACGTCGATGCGGCGTTTGGGCTCCTTGAGTCCGGCGGGTTTATCCGTACAGACGAGTTTACAAACCCTGCCGTCGCGGATGACGCCTATTTCAAGGCCCCCTTCAACGGCTCAACGTCGGCGGTAACCTTGCGCGCGTCGGCTGGAAGCTTTCTAGCCTCCTCGACCCCCGGCAGCCTTGCCCGTGAGATCGTCATTACCCGCTCAAACACGGCGAACGCGTTTAGCACGGGTACCATTAAGGTCATTGGGACTTGCTACGGCGAGCGGGTGACGCTTAACTTTGTGCAGCCCAACGACGACGGTAACGACGTCCTTACGTCGACGGAGCGCCGTGGCCTCCAGACGATTGAGGAGGTCCAGATCCCGGCCAACCTGCTTACGACCGGCACGTTTAAGATCGGGTACGGGGCGGCGCTGGGTTTGTTTGGAGCCGTCAAGACCCGCGCGGGCCTTGCTGCGATCTTCCGCGAGGTGATGGACGGCGCCCTGATTGACCCGCCAACGGCTACCCTTGACGGCCGCCTTTACACGCCAGCGGCGGCGCCAGATGGGACGCATGACTACGCACTCTCGTATGAGGTCGACCCGGCGGGTTGACCATGGAGTTAGACTCCTCGCACTGGCGGAGCTGGCCTCCAGCGGGCGGCTCCGCTACGGCGTTCAACGACGCCCCTACTGAAGAGCCGTATGAGTGCCCCACCGTATCAACCGAGAGTTTGGTTGATAGCGCGGTAAGCTGCGCGCAAGAGTGGGGCATTCTCGGCAGCAAGACAGCTGCTGTAGATGACGTTACGTCACCTACAATTACACCGGATAACATCTGGAAGCACCCAGACGCGCACCCCATGGTGCTCGCCTTGATGCTGATTGACCGGTACGGTGAGGACGTCACGGGCTGGATGCCCGTGACGGTTCAGCAGACGCTAGAGAAGGACGGCATTCAGCTGTCTAACAGCGCTTACGCAAAGATCCTCTCTGTGTTTGTGCTGCTTGCTTCCCCGGCGCCTTGGCGCCGGTGGGAGGTGTTTCACTGGGTAGCCCGCGGACTATCGGGCCAGCAGCCAAACATCGTCTACCTAGAGTCTCCTGAGATCGGGCACCTTTTCGTGATGGCCGATCTGATGCGGCTGACGGACCCAAAGAGGTCCACCGGGACAGAGGTAGACAAGTACGTAGCAGCCGTTTTAAAAGAGGACGGGATCCATTACGCACCGGATCCGCTTCATTTTGCTCAGCGGGAACTAGACGACCCGAAGATCCAGTGCGAGCGCTGCAACACGATTAACCGCGACGACAACGATGTGCGCTGTGTATCGTGCGGCCATAGGAAGCTAGAGAAACTGCCGGGAGAGTTTGAGGAGGCAAAGAAAACCTCTGAATCTCTTTGGAAAGCCCGCAAGGCCATGCCAATCGTGCGCGCAGTAGACGGTCTTCCTGACAACGGGCCCGGAAATGCGGTATATCGCTTGCTGGTTCACTGGGACTACGCCCGGCGGGTTCGCTCACAAATGGTGCAGCAGCTGAGAATGGTCGGCGCAAGGCGATGAAACTCGAAGTCCTAGAAGCGTTCTCCGCACATCTAGCGAAAGAGGCAGCAGAACCTCTTTCGCTAGCTCGGGGTGTTGGTAGATTTCTTTCTAGGAATCCCGCCGCTACTGCTGCGCTTGGCTCACTTGGTGGAGCTGCCATGGGAGCCTACGAGAGCGACGGGGAAAACGTTGTAGGCGGTGCTCTAGGCGGCGCAGTTCGCGGTGCAGTAGCCGGGGGCATGACGGGCTATCTTGGCCGGGTTTACCGCGACGCCCGCCTGCTCAATCCTGGGATGGGTGGGGGCGAAGCTTTTGCTCGTCGACTCGGCGGCAGCGTAAAGAACTTCGGTAAGCGCACAGTTCACGGGCTTACCGGAATGCTGAACCCTGCCGAAGCTGGCATGCAGAGCACGCTGCACGCCAAGGATCAAGCGCGGCTTGTATCTAAGCGCTTGATCGACGAGATGAAGTACACTAGCGATCCCGCAGCGCGTAGAAAGCTGATGGACGACGCTAGAGAAGAGATTGCTGGGCTCTACCGTGCTGGTAAGGAAGGCGACCAGGCGATTGCCATGGGCGTCACGCACCTACCGGGCACGATTAAAGGTCTTGCTTCTAAGGAGACCCGCGGCGAGACTGCTAAGTATTTAGGAAAGCAGATGATCGGCGGCGGTGGCGCCCTCGGAACGGTTATGGGCGTTGGCATTCCGCTCGGGTTTGGCGCTTATGACGTGATGCAGGGCGATGAATCTGCTACTGGTGGACGAACGGTTCCCCAGAAGTTTGTAAACCTCGGGGTCACTACAGCTACCGGCGGGATGATGGGCGGAATGCCCGTAGGAGCGCAGTTGGTAGCTCAAACAGGTATCGATAAACTGGTGATGCCGAAGGTAATGGAGACAACGAACAGGCTTGTTCACCCGCGCACAGCTGTGTCGGGCGAGGCTCCTGTCTCCGGCGAGTCACCCGGAAGGCTTCCGGTAACATGACCTTCTTTGGTGGAGGTGGCTCCGCGTTCGGCCAAGGCCGAAGCGCGATGTTCGATGGAACCGCGTCTAGGTCACAAATCCTAGGTCGTCGGTATCAACCTTTTGCAAACCCGTTCTTTGATCAGGCAAGCACATACACCCCTCCTACGGTCAAAAGCCTGTTTGGCTTTTGCCGCTTCTACCACCTAACACACGGCGTAATTAACGCGATCAATACAAAGGCGTCGGAGTACCCGGTTACTGACCTTGTGATTCAGCACAAGGACCGCGCCGTTGTAAACAAGTGGGAAGAGCTTCTTCTCGGTGTAATGAACTACCGGGTTCACCAGTTTGAGGTGAACCTTGACTACTACGTTTACGGGAACGCATTTGTAAGCCCCAGCTTCCCATTTCGAAAGAAGCTAATCTGCGAAAGCTGCGGGTCGGAGTCGGACGCTCTTGAGAGCCGCCCCTACTGGCGGTTTATCAACCACCGGTTTTGGCTGACCTGCCAAAAGTGCGGGCAAACGGACTTTGCCAAGAGCCGCGACGACTACTACCCGAAGTACAGCGAGGTAAGCCTTATTCGCTGGA